TTCACAGTTTTCTATTATACCGATTTTATTTGATTTATTGGTATTCTAGGGAACGATGGTTTCGTCTACAATCATCTGCCAATAGGATCACAAGTAGTCCATTATTTACGTGTATCGTTGGTGCTGGTACTACATATCTTATGACCAGGGCCCTTGGAAAGATCTTGTATGGACTAATTAAGTTCTATCGTTCTTTCAATGGTGCCGTTATGACAGGGCAATCCGCTCTTAATCCGAATAATGAGGAGTACGTCGCACGCCGTCAAGAGCCAAATCCTTGGTATCCCAAGATACCTGTTACTAAGTTGAGTAAACCCACCCCTCGCTCCAAGACCACCACATGGCGTGACCTCAACGGGAAGATAGCAAAAAGTTGTGTCTTTGTCAAGAGTGGCAGTAAGATTACGGGTGGTTTTTATATTCGTACCCATCTGCTAGCAGTTCCTGGACACTTCGTAACTGAAAACATGGAGCTCGAGATAATACCGCGAGTTAAGTATTTGGGGAATAAACATAGCTATCGCATACGTACTTCAAGCGATTTAGTTTATAGGGTACCAGATTCCGACATTGCATTAATTTATGCCCCCGGTGGCTGTGATAAAAGTGACTTTACTGATTATTTTCCAGTTTCGCATCTGGAAGGTGAATGTATTGGATCTTTCACATACCGTGGAGCAGAAGGTGAATTGCTATTAGATCGCGTACGTATGACTTTTGGAAGAGTCACCACAGATGTAGCAACTTTCCATGGGGCTGAATATGTATTTAATAATTTTAACACTTTCAAGGGGTTGTGCATGGGCGTTTTTGTAAGTGAGATGAAACCACCCTGCATTGCCGGTTTCCATTTGGGAGGTATTACAGATTCCCAATATGGAGCCAGTGGAACTTTACTCAAAGGTGAAATCGATAGGGCTTTAAGCTTTTTTGATGTTCCCGGTACACTATTTCCTGGTGGTTCATCAGATATACCCACGGTAATGTATGAAAGCCACTTGGGGGATGATCCGCTAACTCTCGACAAACCCGTTTCGCCAAAGTGTCCCACCAATTTTCTTCCCGAGGGCGCTATAATCGACGTGCTATCTGCATGCAAGGGGGCGGTTACCAATAAGTCTGAGGTTATCGTTTCACATATTTCAGATAGCGTTCGTAAATATACTGGTGTAGAAAGGACACATGGTCCTGCTCCGATGGGACCACCCGTAGTTAGATCTTGGCATAATTGGTCTCTTGGTATGCAGGGTTTTAGTGATCCTGCAATAGGTCCTTCTATAAGCAGTATTATTCGTGCATCTGTCGATTATATTCAATTACTACTGCCCAAGTTTAAGAATTTAAAACCATTAGATCTTCCTACGATTATCAATGGTTTGGACGGCGACAAATTCTTAAATCGCATGCCTCAGAACACTTCAGTTGGCTTTCCATTATCTGGGAAATTAAGCGTATTCTCGGTAGCAGTACCGCCTTTAGAGGGTCACAGTGTAAATTTTGAGTTAGACGGAGACATTATGGATGTTTACGAGACTTACAAAGCTAGGTACCGCAACGGCGAGCGATGTTACCCAGTTTTTAGAGCTTCTCTGAAAGACGAGCCTGTTAAGATTGGTAAGCTCAAAGTCCGAGTATTTCAAGCCGCTCCAGTTGCCTTGAAGATGTTATTGAGAGAGTACTTTCTTCCAATTGCTTCTCATCTCAGTATGTTCCCATTGCTGAGTGAGTGCGCTGTGGGGGTTAATGCCTTTTCGCAAGAGTGGGATGAAATGCATCAGCATATAGTCGGGAATGGTGAGTCTAGGATTGTTGCGGGCGATTATAGTGCTTATGATCAACGCATGCCAGCGTCTTTAACGGGTGCTGCTTTTAGTGTTTTGATAGAGTTGGCTGAACAAGCGGGGTATACCCTTGATGATCTCACCATTATGAAGTCTATGGTAGCCGATGTAATTTACCCATTGGTAGCTTATAATGGTACGTTAGTGCAATTTTATGGCAGTAATCCATCGGGTCACAATTTAACGGTATATATTAATTC